TAATATCAAGTTCAGTAAGATTTTTAATAATAATATCAATATAATATTTATTATTATTAAAAAAATCCTCTAAAAATTTCAAATATTCCTTGCTAATAATTGATTGAATTTCATTTTGAACTTGATCAATAATTGTGGAAGTTTCAATAATTTCACTGGAAGTTATTTTATAATTATTATTATTATTTACAACTCGTTTTTCAAATTTATTCATATATTCTCTATTTTTTTTCAAAGCATTATCAAATCGTTTTTTAGTTATACTGATAAAATAACCATCTTTATCATTATAATCTAATTTACAAGATGTATCATCAATATTACTAATAAAATCAACTATTTTATTTAAATTTTCCATTTTTTTATTATAGATATCAGTTAAATCATCTACTTTTTCTAAATAACCTTTATTAAAAATATTAGTTTTTATATCATTTATATTAAATTTACTACATTCATCAATATTTAAAATTTCTAGATTTTTTAAAATTTCATCAATTATAATTATATTAGAATTATCATTAATTATTTTTAAAGCTTCTTTTGCATTTTCTAATGAATTAATAATAGAACCCCATTCATATGGATTTAATTTTTTTAATAAAATTTTTCGTTTAACCCTTTCTAAATCAATAATATTATTTAAATTTTTATTTATTAATTTAAATTTATTATCAATTAATAATTCCTCAATTTTATTATATCTATTTAATAATTCCTCTTTGTTATTAATTGGATTTAATAATCTTTCTTTAAATCCTCTGGAACCAAAAGCAGTGGAACATCTATTTAATATTTCAATTAAAGGTCTTTCATTTTCATTATGACTAATAATATTCAATTGTAAAGAACTATTATAATCAATAGTAAGAATTTTAGAATTTTCAATTAATTCAGGTAAATATAATTCTTTAATAATTTCTGAATTATGTTCAAATGCAAATTGTAATAAACAACAAAAACTCAATCTTCCAATTGAATATCTTTCTAAATTTAAAAATTCAATAATAGATAACATTGTTTTATTTTCAAAAGATTTTTGAAGAATTCTATTTTGATATTCTTGTTTTTTCATTTGATTTCCCAATTCATAATTTTCAAATTTTTTATGAATTAAACAATTATTATTTAAAATTAATAATATTTGATTTTTATTATCATCACTTAATTTATCTGATAATAATAAAATTTCTGTTGGATTATAAGTAGTCATTATTCTATAACATTCATCTAAAGTATATTGAGGGTCTGTTTTAGATGCACCATTTTCATAAACAAATGACTTACCAGTTGTTAAATCAACACCACTAATACCAACTAATAAAAGATTATTAATTTCTTCAAAATAAAAAACTAAAATATAATTACCTTTTTTAGAAATAGTATTTATATTTGTAGAAGGACTAATGATTTCTGTTATTTTTCTTTCAGGATTTGGTGGTTGTGTAATTTGTTCTATTAAAACAATTGTAAAATTATTTTGAATTAAAATTTGAACAAATTTATCTTTTGTATATAATGGAAATCCAGCCATTAAAGGATTATTTTTTGAAACCTCATTAATTGCTTTATTTTTTCGTGAAACTATTAAATTACAAATATCTCCAATTTTATATAAAAAGGGACAATTTTCAGTAATTGAATACATTTCAAAAAATGAACCAATTTGCATTAAAATTATAGTATTCTCTCCATATTTATATTTATAATCATCTTGATATTTTAAATAATCGTCGATAATCATCCTTTCAATTTTCATTTTATAATTAATCCTTAAATGATTATTATAATAATAATAAATAGATTAATGGTTAAAATATTATTTAATAAAAAAGAGTTAATATTAACAGACGTTATTTTTGTAATTTTAACAGAAATAACATTTTCAATAACAATATTTTTATGGTTTTCATTTTATAAATTAGGATTAATAAAAATAAGTCCATTATTTGCTTTATTAATTTCATTTATTCAAAATATAATAATTATAGTTATATTGGCAAAGAAAAATAAAATAAATAGAACAAATATTTTAAGATTAGCAATTGGTTTAATATTTTTTAAAGTTTTGCCTCTTTTAACATTTTTTCCTAATTATTTAAATTTTGGATTTAAAGAAATATTTGCTACAATTTATCTTTATATAATTTATATTATATTAATCATTGTAATAGTAGAAATCTTTAAAATAAAGATTAATTTAAGAAAAATAATAGAAGATGATTTTTATGGAGAAAATTATGAAAAACAACAAGGTGTTAGAATATTTGATTTAACTTATAATGAATTAATTTCAAAAATTGTTTAAGAAAATCTATATTTACGATTATTATATTTATATTCATAATCCATTTTTTTCTTAATAATTATGCAATTTTGTCCAAATGTAATTGTTGAAATTGTATCAATTATATCAATAGGTATAATACTGCTATTTTTAACTATTTCAATTTCATCATTATTAATAAATTCTCTGTTAATTAAATGTAAAACATTTGAAAATACATTAATTAAATTTGTTTTACTATTTACTCCTTCATTTAAATGATAATAATATATAGATTTATTATTTTTCCAATAAGATGTTTCTATATCTTCAATAATATATATACCTCCATTTATAACAGATGGAAATAATTTTACAAACTTAATAATTGATGTGTTTGAATATGACTTCCATCATCTAAAATAACATCAATATTATCACCTATATTATTTTTAAGATTATTTAAATCTGCTTCATTTGATTGATCACCACGAATAACTTTTACACGTTCATTATTTAATTCTGTTTTAATATCAAAACCATAAATAAAAGCATTTGGACAATATTCAAGCCATAATTTAATACTACAATAGTCTTCAACACCAATTTCTAATATCTCTTTTTATATAATCTGGATAAAATCTATCATATCCATGATGAGTTATTTTATCAGTATTTACATTTGTTCCAATATCAATAAACAGAGAATTCATTTATTAATTAATTATTTTTATTCTTTAAATAGTATCATAATTATCAGGTAATACTTCTTTAAAATATTCTAATTGATTTTCATAACTATTTATAAATTCTTTACCCATATAACGCCATCCTCTTAAATCATTTTTTGTTGCAAGTATTTCAAATGAAGACCCAATATCAATAAAACTTGCATTTTGAAATTTGTTACTTAAATTTGAAATTATAATTTTTGAACCCATTCCTCCTGCAAATAAAATAAGAGCATCATTATATTTAGTTAACAATTCATTTAATTGTTCTTCTAATTTATTATGATGACCATTTGCAAACCATGAAATTTCAGGAATTATTAAATGATAATTTGCATTAAATATAATAGCTAATTTTTTATTTTTTTCATTTGCAAATATAATTTTTGTTTTATTTAAATATTTAATAGTTTTTACAAATTCTAATAAATTATCATTTTTATTAAAATTATAATCAATCTGACAAAAATGATAATTTACAAACGGAATAGATTTTAATTCTTTTTCATTTGATATATAATAATCATAAAGTATATTACAATAAAATTTTGATACTTCATTAGTATGCCATTTTCCTATATAAATATTTTCATTATTACTTCTTTCACATAAATTACAAAATGCTTCTTTTAATTTTATTCCAAATTCATAAGTATAAATATCATTATCTGCATTAGTATTTCCAATTTTTTGTAAAGTCATACATTGATATTCACCATCTCCGAATTTAGTAAAAATCACTTTTTCACCATCAATTAATTTTTTATTAAGAGTTCTGACATCTTCATAAATATAAGGTTTATTTACTTCTTGATTAATAAAATCTTCTTTTGAAAGCATTTAATAATTCCTTTACATTAATTCTTTAAATAGAATTATTAGAACTCATTGAACTTAAAGAAGATGTATCATCATCACTATTAAATGGAGCAAACCCAGTATCAAAATTATCATTTATTTTTGAGAGAACTTTTGGATCAATATCAGTTTTAATTTCATTATTATTATTATTTACATTTGATTTATTTGGAATTTCCAGAAATGAAAAAAAATTGGTATTTGAACCATTTAAATAAAATAAACCTGTTGTTAATACAATATAAATTATTATAAATAATAATAAATTATTTAAAGATAATAAATTATAAGGTTCTTGATTTTCATAATCTTCAACTTTTTTATTATATTCTAAATATTGAATTATTATAAATATTATTATTGTTATAAATAAAGAAACAAAATAATATTTCATTTTTTGACTATCTAATTATTAATTAATGATTTTTAATAATAATTATTACGCATATATAAATATATTATTAATAATAATTATATATAAATGAAATTAGAGTTAAAGAAATTTGACCCGTCAACTATAAAAAGTGATTCGGTTGTAGTTTTTATAGGAAAACGTAATACCGGAAAATCTTATTGTATGAAAGATATTTTAAGTTATCATAAAGATTTACCTGTTGGTGTTGTGATTAGTCCAACTGAAACTGCTAATAATCATTTTGAAAAATTTATTCCTAATATGCTTATTTATGATGAATATGAACCAACTATTATTAAAAGATTTTTAGATAGACAAATTAATATTAATAAACAAAAAAATGACCAAATGAAAAAATTTGGAGCTTCTGATATTGATAGCAGAGCTTTTATGATATTAGATGATTGTTTATATGATAAGACGTGGCCGACTGATAAAAATATTCGAAGTATTTTTATGAATGGTAGACATTATAAAATCTTTTTTCTTATTACTATGCAATATTGTCTTGGTCTTCCTCCTGTTCTTCGAGCAAATATTGATTATGTTTTTATTTTTAAAAATAATTTAATTAAAGAACGAGAAAAGATTTATCATCATTATGCAGGAATTTTTAATAATTTTGATACATTTTGCACAGTTATGGATCATTGCACAGATAATTATGAATGTTTAGTTATTGATAATAAAATTCAAAGTAATAGATTAGAAGACCAAGTAAAATGGTATAAAGCAAAAGATGTAGATTTTAAATTATGCACACCAGAATTATGGAGTTTATGTCAATTAGAAAAAGAAAGAAAACAAAACACATTATTTTATGAAGATGAAGAGGATGAAGAACCATATGACCCAAGTGTTTTTGTTAAAAATAAAAATAAAATAAAAATTAATGTTAAAAAGAAGTATTAAAGTATAATGGATTTTTATAATACTGTCATAATTGGTTCAGGACCTGCAGGATTAGCATTTGCAAATTATGCTAAACGTGCAAATCCTGAAGAATCCATTATAATTATTGAAAAAGATAAAGTTATTGGTGGATGTCATAAGGTTAATAGAAAAAAATTTCAAAATGAATATTATTTTTGTGAACATGGTCCACGTGTTTATATTGGAAATTATGTAAATTTTTTTAAATTACTTAAATCAATGAATTTGGATTTTAATGATTTATTTATTAAAAAATATTCATTAATTCAAATTTTAAATAAACTTGTTTTTAATGATGGTATTTTTGGATTTAAAGAATTTTTATTATTAACACGTGATTATATATCAGTTATTTTTAATAATCAACATGGTATTAATATTAGTATGTATGATTATATGAAAATTAATAATTTTTCTCATGAAACTATTAATAATATTGATGGTTTTTGTAGAAGTTTTGATGGTGGAGATAGCACTAAAATTTCCTTAAATCAATTTATTAGTGTAACAATACAATCACTATTTTATTCAATTTATGTTCCAAAAATTCCAAATGATGATGGTTTATTTAATTATTGGAAAAAATATTTAGAAAACAAAAAAGTTAAATTTATTTTAAATAATGGTGTCATTAAAATTGATAAAAATAAAAATAAAATTGAAAAAATAATTCTAAAAGATGGAACTGAAATTAAAGGAACTAATTTTATATTTGCTATGCCTCCTGAAAATCTTATTCAAATAAATGGACTTAAAGAAGCATTTGAATTAACAGATGATTATGTTGAAAAAACTGAATATAATGAATATATTTCTATAACATTTCATTGGGATTATAAATTAGATTTAGAAAATGATGTAAAAATTTTTAATACTAAAACTGATTGGGGATTAATACATTCAAATATGGGTGATTTCATGAAATTTAAAGAAAGTAAATCAAAATCTGTTATAAGTTGTGCTATTATTTATACAGATATTAAAGGTAAACTTTATAATAAAACAGCTAATGAATGTAATGAAAAAGAATTAATAGAAGAGGTTTTAGAACAATTAAGATTAATTTATAAAAATATTTCAAAACCAACATTATATTTTATAAATAATTATTATGATGAAAAAGAAAAGAAATGGAAATCAAATGAAACAGCTTATTTAAAAATTCCAAATTATAATTATTTAGATTTTAAAAGTAAAATTTATAGTAATTTATATAATTTAGGAACACATAATGGAAAACATAAAAATTCATTTACATCTCTTGAATCAGCAATAAGTAATTCAATAAAATTATCAAATATAATTTATAATAAAAAAGAAAAAATTAGAAGATGTTTTGATGTTAGAGATTTTTTAATAGTATTATTATCTATAATAATAATACTTATTTTACTTTTTTATTATATTTATAAAAATTAAATTATTTTTATTTTATTTAATTAAAATTAGATATTTAAAATGGATAATGAAAATAAAGATATTGTTCTTTATATACATAATAAAGAAGAAGAAATACCTCAAATAATAAATAATGATGAAAGTGAAACACCAAAAATAGAACCAATAAATAATAAAGTTTTTATTGATATATTGCCAAGAATTGGATCAGCATCAGCAGATTTAGTTAATATTACTCAAGGTTCACAAACAAGTGAAGATAAATCAGATTTATTTACTCATAGAACAAATGAATTATTAGACATGATTAGAGAAAATAAAAAAAAAATTACAACTAGTTTATATATAGTATCATCTAAATATGATTTTATTTATCATAGATATAATAAGATTTCTTTATTAATTTTAAGTTTATCAACTATTATAACATTTGTTGAAGCTATTCGACTTACTATTGTTAATTATGATACACAATATAAAGAATCAAAAATTAAAGATTATATTTCACAGGAAACAGTATCATTAATTATTAATGTATTATCATTATCATTAAGCACTATTTTAACAATATTAAGTTCAATTGTTAAATTTAAGAATTATAAGGAAAATATGGATAAATTAAAAAATATTCACGATACATTGTTTAATTATAAGAATTTATATGATAAACAAAAAGAATTAATTAAATATTTTAAAATGAATAATTCATTAACTGATGATTTATATGATAAATTAAAAGAAACTGTTGAAGGATATACTAAAGATATTAAAGATATTAGTATATTTGAAAATATTCGTAATGAAGATATTATTAAATTTAATAAAATTAAAGTTAATCATGATATAAAACTTCAAGAATTGGCTGCAAAAAGAGAAATAGAATTATTAAAAATAACTATTAATTCTACTAATAAAAAGAAAAATATTGAGGAAGGAAAAATTAATTGTTGTTTTAATTAGAATAGGCAAGACCACCCATACCAGAAAGGATACGAAGAACATTATAATTAGTAGTATAAATATAAATACTACCAGTCTTGGATGAACTTACTGATAAAACAGCAGTATCAATTCGAGACATATTTAAAGTTCCTGATGGTTGATGTTCTTCAGGTTTTATAGCAAATGAATAAACATTAATACCAGTATGATAAGCATTAGGAGTATTATCATGATGTTGATAAGGTTGAACTAAACTGAAATAAGTTCCTGTTCTTTCAGCAAATCGATCATTACCATTTAATTGTATTTTAGCACTATTTACTGGATTATTTCCTAACCAGATATTATTATCGGAAGTTCTATCACTAAAATTATTCCAATAAGTAGTTTTTCCAGTATCAACATCTGGTTTTACATACCATACTAATTCCTTACAAGGATGATTAAAATTCATTCGAATGCTTCGAGTAGTATTAGCAGATGAAATAGTATCACTTCCAGTAAATTGAAGTTGTTCAATTAAATATTCATGAGATAATTGAGCAAATCGTCGACGTTCATCAGTATCTAAAAATATATAATCAACCCATAAAGAAACTTCTTGTAATTTAAGATTAGCTTGATTAGCAGTAGTTAAAGCACTATTTAATAAAGCAGTAGTTCCTTCAGTATTATCACCTAAACGACGACTGAAACCTCTATTAGAATAATTAGCACCAGCATCTATTAAATTAGCTCTAGTTTCAAAATCAATATTAATTTTAACTTCATGATATTGAAGAGCAATTAAAGGAAGAGCTAAACCAACATTTCTACAAAACCAAAATTCTAATGGAACATATACACGATATGTTTTTTGGGCTGCTAAATAAATAGAATGATTATATTTATCACCACCAACCATTAAATAATAACCTTCGCGTTTGCCAGCTGGTAATGAAAGCTCATTCCAAATATATAACCATTCCGCATAATGTTTATCAATACGTTGACCACCAATTTCTAATTCAATAGATTTTAATAATTTAAGACCAAAATAAGGAACTAGAGCAACACCATTATTTTCAACAGCAGTTGTTAAATTAGTAGAGTTATTAAAAAAAGATGCTCGTAAATAAACACGATTTATTAAATCTCCATTACGAGTAATTTGACAAGTTACACGAGAACCAAAATCAGCATTACCATTAAAAGTTTGTTCTATTGCTTCCATAGCAAAATTAGTATGACGACGATAAGCGACTTTGAAGAAAGTAATTTGGGGATTACCAGTTAAATAAACATCTTGAGCTCCATAAGCGACAAGTTGAAGAAGACCACCACCCATTTATGCTATATTCTTTATACTATAATATGAGAAAAAAAAAGAAATATGTAAAATCTAATTAGAATATGCTAAACCACCCATTCCAGAAAGAATGCGAAGAACATTAT